AATTCAGTGTTACCTGCTTCTGCTTGAACTTGAATGATAGCTTCTTTGTTTAGACGACTAGGGTGAATTTCCAAATCGCTGATAACTTGCCAAGGTTTGTCCATAATGGTTCCGTAAAAAAATCTCTATGCCATATTATAACAGCATAGAGATTTGTTGTCAATTAAAAAATGGTGCCAACCAACTGCTCGTAGTCGTAAAACGCTATAAGCTTGTCATCTTTGAAGAATACAGAGATGCCCCCAAGGTCATTTCTCGCATCCCACTTTTCTGCTACCATCATCTCAAAGCGGTGCTCAAGTTCTCGCTCATAATCATACTGTTCTCCAGATAAATTGTCGTTAGTATCAATCTCATCAGAGTAATCTACTGTATATTCAGCATTATTGATCAGCTCAGATTCCGCATCTGTTAAATTACGCATAATAACTCCTTTGTTGAACAAGTGTATATTATAACACAAAAGTGAATTTGTGCCAATTATTTTTTAGCAATAGCTTTTGCGGCTTCAAAAATACGCATGGCATCTTGTAAACGAAAGTTTGCTTGACGATAATGCCAATCTTTTTTACGTTGGGCATTATCTAATGCGTCCATTAATACATATTTGTCATTTAAATTATTTGTTTGCATTAGCAATGCGGACATATCTACAATATCTAACGCATACTCTACCCATTTATGAGTACTATTAATTTTATCTTTTTGTAAAAAAACTAATTTGCCTGAACCCGTTTTTGCATACTTTTGTTTGTAATTTGCTACATTCATAAAAATACCTACTAGTTGTGGACAAGTAGGTATTATACTATATAATTAAATTTGTGTCTATTTAATAAATCCGTAGCTGGTAAGCAAACTGACAATATTTTCTGGCAAATCTATATCAAACATAATCAATCTGCTATTTTCACGTCTATACTTGTTTTGTATTAATTCGGTTTGTAAACTAGATAATGCTTTATAAAGATCTGTGCGATCCTCATCATTGCTGATAAAATGAAACTTTTCCAATTGGGTATATCGTTGTGTTTGGTACTCAACATTTAAGTTGTGACCAACATAGCCAATTTCTACTTCTTTTAAAGATCTGATATTGGACAAATAATTTATAGCTTGTAAACAAGTTAAATTTTTTGCATCGTATTCTTTATAAACATCATAAGGATAGCTATCCACCGAATCATTATGATAATCAGCGGATAGCTTTTTTAAAGATTCTAAAATAGAATCTATTCTGGATAGAGTAAAGTTAATCGTAGTGGTGTTCATTCATTAAGTCGTATCGTTTTCGATACATAATTGATAGTTCGTCTTTTAATTTAAGCTTCTGTTTTTTAAGGTTTTCTACTTCAAACTCGTCCCAACTTTTTTGGGATAGTACTGCGTCCAATTTGCGAGCAATCGTTGTATGTTGATTGTCCAAAGTGCGTATATGGTGCTCTATAGAATCTATGTCCATGTTCAGCTCCTTTCTTTACAGAATGTCTGTTGACACAATGTATTTAATGTTGTATAATTATTTTTCATGGCATAGCGATGTTGTGATAACCAAAATAAATTTTATAAAATGAGCGATACATTAGTTTTAAACCATGACGGTACTCCATTAAGTATGTTGCCTCCCAGCGTAATTGACTGGCAATTAGCAGTCAAATTACTTTATTTGAACAAAGTAATGGTAATCAAAGAATACGATGATTGGGCAGTACATAGCCAACATTTGGAATTGAAAGTTCCCAGCATTGTTATGACTAAACGCTATGTTCGCCCACGTCAGAAAGTTTTGTTTAACCGTAAAATGGTTTATCTTCGCGATAACTATACATGCCAATACTGCGGTGAACAGTTCCAAGTCAAGGACTTGACATTAGACCACGTAAAACCAAAAAGTAAAGGCGGCAATAGTTCTTGGAGCAATCTTGTTACTTGTTGCGGCACTTGTAATTGGCTTAAAGGTGCCAAAGTAATTGAACCTCTAACTATGCCAAAAGAGCCTAATTACTGGCAAATGGTTAAAGCTGCCAAGCAAGTTATCCCTTATTCAATGAGAGATCCTGCCTGGGGCGAATACTTGGGCTATGAAGATGATAAGCCAATGGCAGTAAACGAATAAAAGGGGCAATGCCCCTTTTATTTTGACTTATAAATTAAATCTAATCCACCCATTTTACCGGCGTATACGCCATTTTCGTGCTGACTAATTAGTGTGATCTTAACGCCTTGAATAGCCGCAATTAACAGCCGATTATTCATGTCAATGACATTGGCAGTCATTGCCTTTTTATTGTTTTCACAAATGATATCAACAGTATCAGGGATGTTTCGTTTTTGCCAATCATTCTTGTTCATAGTGTATCCTATCGTTAACTACTTATATTATTTTATAATAAATATGAGTATGCGTAAATTTAAAGGCTTTAGTACAGTAAACAAGCAATGGGGCAACTTCAAATTATATGATATTGACCTTGCTAAACAGGACCTTTTAAACGAGTTGTACACTCGAAAAGGTGAAAGAATCATGTCTCCTGATTTTGGTAGCATCATTTGGGATTTATTATTTGATCCCATTACTGATCAAACCGTCGAATTAATACAAGAAGACATGCTAAGAATCTTGACTAAAGACCCTAGACTAGAATTAAAACAATTAAATGTCCAGGAAGATTTTGATACCCAAACTATTATAGTAGCGATTATATTAAATTATGTACCAACAGCAACGTTAACTGAGCTTATTGCTACATTTAATCGAGACACAGCATTAAGCAGAACACAAGGATAACAGCAATGCCAAAAGCAATTAGACAAGAAAATTTATATGGAGCAGAAGATTGGAGTATAGTTTACTCTAGTTTCAAGAACGCTGAATTCATTAGCTACGATTTTGATACACTACGTCAAAGCATGGTTACATACATGCAGACGAACTATCCTGAAGAATACAATGACTACATTCAAAACAGTGAATTCATAGCATTGTTGGACTTAGTAGCTTATGTAGGTCAAAACTTAGCATTCCGCATGGATTTGAATGCTCGTGAAAATATCCTAGACACAGCAGAAAAGCGTGAAAGTGTATTACGTATCGCACGTATGCTTAGTTACAAACCAAAGCGTGTACGTCCTGCACAGGGCTTTATGAAAGTTGTTAGTGCGGTAAGCAGTGATCAAATCATTGATAGCACAGGTGTAAACTTATCTAATAAAACAATACAATGGGGCAGTGATCCCAGCGAACTAGAATACGAACGTTTCATTAGAGTTATGAACGCCGCTTTTAATGACAACAATAAATTTGGCAACCCTGTAAAGAAAACTACAAACAGTACAAATGGCACATCCTATGAAATATACAATTTCAACAATACAAATTCCATTGTTAACTTTCCTGTACCAGCTACAGTAGACGGATATCGATTAAACTTTGACCTAGTGCCAGTTGATATTGATACAGCTGGAGTTATTTCTCAAGTTGAACCAGATTATAGTAATTCATTCAGCGTTATGTACCGCAATGACGGCAAAGGTGTAGGTAGCACCAAGACTGGATTTTTCTTCTTAGCTAAACAAGGTTATATCGCTAATACAGTTGAGTCATTGATAAGCCCAGTGGCTAACACAGTAATTGATATTCCAATGACAGATAATGTCAGCGAAGAAGATTTTTATGTACAAACCATAGACGACAACGGCTCTGTTATCAAGACTTGGAGTCGTGTTAGTAACTTAGACTTTAGTAACATTGTTGTCAATGATTATGGCCAAGCAAATAAAGATTTGTATGAAGTAATATACAGCGATGCAGATATAACCAGCATTAAATTTGGTGATGGTACGTTTACAAACGTGCCAACTGGTAATATTCGTGTATGGTATAGAACAGCAGAAAATAATTTTATCAGAGTCAAATCTGGAGAAATATCCAATGTTACTTTTGACATAAGTTATCGCAATGCGGATAATCAAATGCAAATGTTGTCATTGACAATGGAATTACAGGACAATATGGTCACTGGCTTACCAGCTGAGTCAATTGACGAAATTAAACGTAATGCACCAGAAGCATTCTATAGTAAAAATAGAATGGTTACGGGCGATGACTACAACGGTTTCTTGCCAACATTAAACAATGATGTATTAGTACTCAAAGCAGAAAACAGAACATTCAGCGGACACAGTCGTTATGTAGATTTAAAAGATCCTACAGGCAAAAATCGCCCATTAATGGAATTTGCTGATGATGGATACTTGTACAAAGAAGAATCTGTTAAAAATACATTTGTTGCCGACGACAGCACAAGACGCACAGTTGATTTGCTAGATGAATATGTTGAAAGCAAGTTAAGTAACGTTGGCTTATTAAATTTTTATTATGGTAAATTAAACTTAACCAATGTAACTGGCAATGATGCTTTAAATTATTTCCCTACAGTTAATATAGGAAAAACAATTTATTACACAACGTTGACTAATTCAATTGGAGTCAATGACACACTCAATTCTATTAGAGTAGATCATACAAACACAGATGATCCTTATGACAACTTTGATATCAATGGCGGTATGTTGATGATTAACAATGAATTGTTTACATATACCGGCATGCAAAATGCTACAACATTTATTGGTGTACAAAGAGCCGCACAAGGTACTGCATCGGCTAGCCATACAGTTGGAACAAAAGTTTATAAAGTATTAGACTACCGCTGGAGAGTTGCATACAATGATGCAAATAGCAGTAATGGTTATATATCAGAATCCAATGG